CTCGGTAAAATTGTCATTGATGTCTCTAAATGCTTGGTCGACAATATCCCAAATTATTGGAGGTTGTTGCGATGATATACTTTTTTTAGCCATTATGTTCTTCCTACGGCAACTTGAATTGTGCCTACATGATCTGAATCATGATCTTCTAGTGCCTTACCGATCACAGTACCTGTTTTGGCTATGCCACCTACGGACACAGCAACTCCTGCAATATGACTTGTTACTAATAGATCGCCTTTTTTAATTCTTCCTGCTACTCTAACTGGCACACGTCCCTGTAGAGCAATCAAGTTCTTTTCACCCGGACATGCTCCGTACATTGAATATGCAGCGGTATCACTGACCACACCTGCAATTCTATAATCTTCTTTAGTAGTAGCAATGGTAACTTCTTTGTCGCCACCAAACACTAGTACAGTTCCTACTTCGTAGGTTTTATCACCTTCGTAGTACTCTGCTAAGTCGGCGGAGTAAGTTGCCTGCATTCTCGAACCTACTCCACTTAATGACCAACGACCAATGATTGATGCGTCAGTAGTTGGGCCACCGGATGTGATAGTAGTAACTTGAATACTGCTTGCTGTAATCGAAGCCGCAGTATTACCGTCTCTCTTTCTAAAGGAATGGAAATCGTTGTCATAGAATGTTGTATGGTCGGCTGCTAACCCAGTACCGGCTGCTCCTGATGTTCCTGAGCCTAATGAAATACCACCCGACCCGTTAAAATTATACAATCGATGAGCACCACCAGTGGCAGTTGTAGTTCTTTGTAACGTGGCTACGGCTACGGTGTCTGTTGACAGTTTTAATTTTAAATCTTGAATAGTTAATGTTCTACCACCAAAGTCGCCAGTGCCATTTCTTACCATTAACTTATCAGCGTCACCGGTAGCATATCCAGTTGCTCCGCTGGTAGCTTCGATCATGACATAGTCACTATCGGAAGTATAACCACCGCTACCAGCATTCGTTCTTCTCAATATACCAGTTGAACTGTATTGAGTTTTCTTAACTGATCCACCCTGATCAACAACCGTGGTAAATGTAACGGCAGTTACATTGTTTGTTACAATGTCATTATTACCCAACACCGTTTTATTTGCAATTGGTTGTAGCTTAGATAATAGTAATCCATTATCTCTGACAGTGATCCATCCGTTAGTTGCAGTAAATTGAATATTGTCAAATGATGCAACACCTTTTAATGGACTAACTGTGCCGCCAGTTCCTGCTCCTGTAGTTGTTCCGGTAAATGTAACTGAGGTAACACTGGCATTTATAACTGTCTTAATTCCGTTATAACCGGATATACTCATACCACTCACAATAATACGTTGGCCTGTAACAAACGGTACAGTTGGTTGAACACTGTATGTTAATGTTATCAACGATGCAGTTAATGTAGTAGTTGGTTGTAACACACTATTGTTTAATAGCCATGTACTATTAAGACCTGTTCCGCTAATGTTAGAAACAATATATGTATTAGCAGGAACATTAGGTCCTTGGATTGACAGTCCAGCATTTATCAGTGTTCCTGATGGATCAGAAGTTAGAATAGTCAATGTGGTGCCTGCGCCACCTGAACCGTTATCGATTTTAGCAAGGAAACTGATATTACCAGATCCAGAAGCTGTAACCGATGTTATACCCGATGATCCGGTAGTGTATGCATTGTCTAAGTTTAATTTTGTTTGATCAATTGCTGCATTAGCATTGACATCGGCATTTACAATTGCACCTGGAGCAATTTGTGCATTGACCTGGTTAAGACTTGAATCAGTGCCGGTTTGCATTTCAAATGTAATGTCACCAACAACACTGGCATTAACGCTATTAGCACCATAGCCAGTGAATACTACTAGGTCGCCGCTATCGACATTGGTGCTACTTAATGTAAAGTCTTGGAAATTAGACCATTTCAAACTTTGTAAGTTAACAGCATCTTGTGGCAGCGTAGGATTTTTAATATTAATAATTTTATTATTACCTAAATCCATATTGCCATTCATAGACAACTGACCAGTGAGAGCCATGTATCCGCCAGTTAGTGGAGGAATTAAATCCGTAGCCTTCATTGAAACGCCAGTATGACTTACCCCTAATCTTCTTTCGATGTAAGTACGCACAGCGTTTTGTGTTGGTACGGTATCTGTGGCGTTATTAGCCATTGATGAATCAGTTGAGAATTCACTAACCGGAACACCTCGTTTAAATCCTAGACCGTCCAAGTTACTCAACGCAATCGCTGCGGAGAATGTTACTTTACCAGTACCCTGGTCAACACGGAAATACGGACCAACTCTAAAGTTACCAAATTGGTCAGTGGTTACATAGAATGCACGACCTGAACCACGTTCTTGTGTTTCGTTAGAATCACTTAAGGCATTAACTGCTCCGCCATAAATTTCATTTGGATAGTTTGTATCTGCATATGAACCAGTACCAATTTCAAGTAAGTCGTGACCTGTAACACGAGTTAACGAAATACGAATTGTTAGCGTACCAGAAGATGCATTAATACGTTTTGCAACACCAGCTTTTAGTGTTGGCGGGCTAGAATATGTTAATACGTTATCTTGTAACGGAGTACTAAAATAAATTCTACCATAGGCTTTGCCTGTTGCACTTTCGTCGTCATATTGGCTTACGGTATAAATCCTACCAAGCCATACTACCTTCATGCCAACGATACGTGGACGATCATATGGGCTTAGTGGAACAATAGCAAATGACGAATCACCTACATACCCTTTTACTTTACCAACAGTATGAACTCCGGTTTGTGTTCCAGTGGTATCAATGGCTGTTCCGCCAGGTAATACACTGACTCTAAATGCTGTAGTAGTTAATCCGGATGCAATAACAAAGAAATTCTTGGTTATAGTAACACCGGTCGGTAATGTGCCTGTTGTGGCAAACGCTACAACATCACCTGCTACAAATCCGTGTAAAGTACTACCGGTACTAAATAGTGGCGTTGTTGCAGGTGTCGACACTGTTACAGTAATCGGAGTTCCTCTGAATTCATTCGGAGACCAGGCGGTTAATTCAACATAGTCATAGTTTTCACGTAGTGTGGTTCTGGCTAATCCCTTTGCAGTGAAAGAAACTGTACCGCTAGATCCGCTGGTTGTGATTACAGGACTACCAGCTTTAACTAACGAAATTTTAAATTGATTTGCGGTTAAACCATTGTCAAGCACATAATATTTTACTCCGGCAGTTATACCAGTTGGTAACGTACCGGTTGATGTAAATGATACAATATAACCTGCCAACTGCCCGTGAGCAACAGCAGTAACCACGCATGGGCTTCCGTTACTTATAGTACAGGTAATTGCACCTGCAGGATCAGTATAGTCTTGGAATTGTAAAACACGATATACGTTTGTTGTTTCGTTGAGTTTTAACGCAGTGGACGGTCTTGTAGCAACATCAACAATGTCACCAGTTAATACTACTTGTGATAGGGCACGAATTGAAATTCTAGTGCCATCAGGAATGGCATACGCTAGACCAGCTGTAGTACTATTACCAGTACTGGAAATATTTAATTTAGCGTATCCTGCAGGTAAATCAGCAGTGGTTACTGATGTTACTGAATAGCGATACAGTTGACCGTCAGTATGAATAACTTCTAGCTCACCATTGTCTAACGGTACAAAATCATAACTGTAAATGTAAAGGTTTAGTCCACCAACGGTGTTAAGATACACCCCGGTTGATATAACCAATGCACCTGTGCCAAGGTCTTGATACAGAGTAACAGGAGTTGGAATTTCTAATGGATCTGAACCTTCAGCAACTAGAGCATACACACCGTGTGCGCTTGATCCAGAAATGCTACGGATCTGTCCACCGTTCAATGAATAGTAAGAAATATAGCAATAGTATGTGAATACAGAAACAGCTTCTAACAAACCGCCGTTGTTGACAACAAGACCATATCCCATGTCATTGATCTGTGTATAGTCGTTAGCTAACATAGATCTGTTACCAGGCATCAATACTTCGTATTGATTAGCATTGGCATTGACATAGGCAATTACACCTGCTTGGATTGCGCTGACATTGCCTGTGATAATAGTTCTTGCGGCAGTTTTAGTCGCATCGTAAATTCCAGTAACAGCCGGTAATGACAATGTCGGAGCACTTCCAACACCTCCACTTAAAATAGTTGTGACTACGTTCATTAAACCAGAAATAGTAGTTGCTTCTGTAGCAGTTGCTCCAGTTCCTGTAGTTCTACTAATTAGACCTGCACCAACAGCGCCAGCGGCAGTGTACGAAGTAGTCGGTGCTAGATTTTGAATTACACGTTGAGTAATTGTGCTGGCATAGTTAATTGCTGCCACTGATGCAGTTTTCTGTGCAGTAGGAATTTGAAGAGTTACAGCGTCTCCAACACCGTCGTAGTATTTTAAACCAGCATCACGTACAGCGTCATTGCCGCCGTATAAGAAATTATAAACTACAGCTTCTAAAATATATCCAACGTCTCGTGCGCATGTTGCCGAATCATATGTGTAACTGGTGCTGAACGGACTGGTGTTGTTAACAATCTGATTTTGAATCCAATTAACTGTTTGTTCTTTGATATATTCGTAGTTGGCCTGCAACAACGTCATAGCATTAGCTTGAGCAGTTGTTGTGGTCGATGGATTGGTGAATGACAATACTGGAGCACCAACTGTGCCGCTTCTAAGAATATTAGCGATATTTGTATTGCTTAGGTCGATTAAACTTCTTGTTGCAGAATAAGTAGCTCCGGGTATATAGGATGAGGCTAGTGTGTGCGCCTGACCAATTGCAGCAATAGTTAGGCTTAATTGCGTATCGATAACTACTTGGGCATTTGCTTGTCTATAAACTAAACCAGATTTGCGTTGATTATAGTTTGTACCAAATGCTAGGTCGTAGCCGAGGCCATTAATAATCAACCCAACATCTCGTGAACATATATCTGCATTATATGAAAAGATAGCTTGATTCCATGGAGTAACTTCGTCTAGAATAAAACTAGCAGTTGATCCTGTTGTTAAGTATGTCCAATCTCGTACATAGTTAATTCTATACACTGTATCATTAACGATGTATGACGCTGGTAAGTTAGGATAACGTTTTAATCCTCTAACTTTGATAAAACT